CGCGTAGATGGAACCTGTTGAAATCAGAAGGAGCCATGCCCGGTATGCCTGATTTAATGATATGCATGAGCAACGGGCCACACCACGCGCTATTTATTGAAATGAAAACCGAAAAGGGTAAACTATCCGACACACAGAAAATCGTTCACGCACAGCTAATCAATGCAGGCTACTGCGTTAAGGTGTGCAGGTCATTTGAAGAATTCACACAAACAATTAAAACTTATTTAGAGCAATGAGCAGAAACACAGCATCAAAGTATTACAATTTTATGGTAACACTTTACAACGAAAAAGAGTTTAACGCATCAGCATTGAGGGCACAGTATGCAGTCAGTTCAAAACTATTGCGCTTGTTAAAAGAAGCCAATTACATTAAGAAGGAAGGAAGTGTTACATATTGGATAGGTGATGTGCCTACCTTGACACTTGCTAATACATTGATAAAGCAAGCTAAAAAAGAATCACGGATTCAGAAAGCTCACAGTCGTAGTGGTCAAAAACAAATGACTATCACTCCGATACGCAAAGCCCCGGTAGACACTTCAAGACCTATCGTAAAAGAAGCAGAATGCGACACAAGCAACAGCAAGATGTTTTTGATACTGGCTGTTGGTGCTATCGTAGGTTTTATAATCGCAACAATTATTTGGAAATAATACAGGGGTAGCCGAAAACCTTACAGAGTAGGCAAACAAAATCAATTTTATTTTATGTCATTATTTAAAAAAGAACCAATGATTGCATCGACGCATCAAGTTCACACAACAACTGATTACTTTTTGTTCAAGCCATTACAAGGCAACAGAACAAAAAACCTGCTTCACATTAATCGATTAAAGAAATCAATGTCCGAGCAGTATCTATTCACCGTGATTATTGTGAATGAGAACTATGAAATTATTGATGGACAACATCGATTCGATGTAATTAATGAGCTGAAGCTTCCTTTGCACTATGTAGTGTGTAATGGTTATAGCTTAGAGCATGTTCATAGACTTAATCAATTATCTAAAACTTGGAATGCTGATGACTACATGAATGGCTATTGTGAACTTGGATATAAGGATTATTTACAATATCGAGAATTCAAAAATAAATACCAGCTTGGACACAATGAGTGCATGTTGCTATTAAGCGGCATACATACCAATAAGAACACTGGTCTTTTCAATTGTGGTATGCTTAAAGTAAAATCGGTTAAGGATGCAGAAAAAATTATTGAGAAAATATTTCTGTTGGAACCTTATTACGATGGATACAAACGCAGAACCTTTGTCTATACGATGTATAAATTATTGCATAATAATAATTTTGAATTTACTGAGTTTTTGCAAAAGCTAAAGATTCAACCAACCGCAATGCAACATTGCACAGATGTTGACCAATACACGGCATTGATTGAAGAAATCTACAACTACAAGCGCAGAGATAAAGTAAATCTGCGATTCTAATTTGGAATTGTGAAAGGGTTGTATATCTTTGCAACGCGTACCCTATGAAAAATATTTTAAATCCCATCACTACCGCATTGCCATAAGCTATTCAGCTGAGGGTACGCCTTTGTGTGTAGTGGTGGGTTTATTCTTATGAGAGAATCCACAGTCTTTTATAGATCGTTTTACGAAGCGATTAAGGAACTCGATGCCGATACACAGGCACAAGTTTATTCTGCCATCTTTGAATACGCATTGAACTTTAACGAGGTTGAGTTGAAGGGTGTGGCTAAGACCGTGTTCACTTTAATCAAGCCACAACTAGATGCAAACCAAAAGCGATACGAGAACGGAAACAAACCAAAGGTAAAGCAAGTCATAAGCAAACAGGAAGCAAAACCGAAGCAAGATGTAAGCAAGGTTGAAGCTAATGTAAATGATAATGTAAATGATAATGTAAATGGTAATGTAAATGTGAATGAGAATGAAAATGTAAATGCTAAGGTTTCAAGGTCGCACTTTCGTGCTCCTGCGTATGATGAAATTTTAAATTTTATGAAAGAAAGAAATTTATTAGCCGGGAACGTGTGGAATGATGCCAAAGTAGTAACCGAATCAAAGGCATTCTTCAACCATTACGAAAGCAATGGATGGATGGTAGGCAAAAACAAAATGAAAAATTGGGAAGCGGCAGTCCGCAACTGGATGAACAATAATTCTAAATTTGAAAACAATAAACCAAATCAAAATGAACGAGAGAAAAGAAATAGTGAGCTTGAACAATTCCGCAAGCAGTACCGAAGCAGCCTTGCATCAAGTCTTGGCATCGAAGACATCCCCGGCACTTAGTGAAATTAAAAAGCAAAAAGGCGAACAAGTAGCACTGGGTGTATTGGTCACGTTAATGGATGAATGCCAACAGTACTTTAACCTGCAACAGCCTATGAACCCACAACAGCTAATGCTCACAGCTGAATTGATTATGGAGGAATACTACTACCTGCGCGTTGATGAGTTCCGCATCTGCTTCCGCATGGCAATGAAAGGTGAGTTTGGCCCTGTGTATAACCGAATTGATGGACAAGTTTTTTTTGAATGGATTCGTAAGTTCATGGGCAAAAGACAAGCAATCAGTGAGCGCATTAATTTGGAAAAGCAAAGCAACAACAACATCTACGAAATGTTCCAACATCCGCAGGTGGTTGATGCTATCCAACAGGCAGCGGATAAACTCAAGATTGAACAAGCACCTGAACCGGAAGCAAAGCGTGCCACACCATCACGATTTGAACAGATGCTGATGGACGAGTACGATGAACTGCCTACATGGGACAATGATATGCGCTTCCGTGTGTACAACAACAAGCCTTACCAGTTCACAGAGTTCAGGAAGGAACGTTACCGCGAATTGATTGAACAACAAAATGAGTATTAATATGGTTGATTTGCATGATTTGTCTTTTTTATTTTATGAATACAGAAAAGAATATATTGAGCATGGCTATGAAAGACAATATGATGGATGCGTATATGCGCTGTACAATCCATTAACAGGATTAACTAAAATTGGTATAACCTATAATTGTTATCGTAGATTACGCGAATTAGTTACGCAAAGTGGATGCAGTCTAAAATGTGTAGCTATAGGATTTAATGAAGTAGAAATGGATTTAAGCATTGACTTAATTGAAAAATACATTCACAATTATTACAAGCAATATCGTGTAGTTGGTGAATGGTTTAATCTTAGAAAAACGCAACTTTGTTGCTTAGCAACTTTTTTGTGCTGGGATTTTGCACTTGGTAGTACCTGTTGTTTTACCAATGATAAGGATATAAACAAAGTATTGTCCATCAAAAAACTTAAAACAAAATGAAACAATACGATATAGCAAAAGAAAACGAACTATTGCGAAAGCTTGTTATCTTAGCAATCAGAAGAAGTATGCGCCCATCAATGCAAGACAATCAAGCGATGTGGCTACTGCTTAACGAATTGCATCTAATGACAGGTAATGATGATTATAAGCTATGACAATAGGTGAATTGTGGGATAAGTTAGCGCAGTACCCCGATGATGTCGATGTATACGTTGGATATGTCGAAGGGCATAGCGTCATGCACCAATGGTTTGAGGTAGTTGAAACCACAGCACTGAACGGAAAAGTGACCATCTCTTTAATGGTCGATGATATCGCAATAATTCAAAATTAATACAATGAGTAACTATCAAATGCAAGAGGGTCAGTTCACCCTATTCAAGAACACGAAAGGTGCTAACAATGCACCACAGTACACAGGTGAAATCATGGTTAACGGAAAGAAGATGCGCCTTGCTGCGTGGGTTAAGGAAGGCAAGAACGGCAAGTTCTTTTCAGGTAAGATGAGCGAACCACTAGTGAAGCGTGAAGAAGTAGATGAACAACCATCAGGTGATTTGCCGTTCTAATGATTGAGTATCTACCGAAACAAAATGAAGCATTGCGCGTACTGGGTAACTCACACCCGGCACGTGTGGTGCTATTCGGTGGCGCAGCGGGCGGAAGTAAATCGTTTATCGGATGCGCGTGGCAAATAAGTCGCAGGTTTAAGTATCCGGGCACACGCGGGTTGATAGGTCGAAGCAAACTAGACACGCTAAAGAAGACCACGCTAAAGACATTTTTTGAAGTGGCAAACATGATGGGCTTAGTACCGAATGAACATTTCACAATTAACAATCAAACAAATATTATTTTACTTGCCAATGGCTCGGAGATAATACTGAAGGACCTTTTCGCGTATCCATCGGATCCAGAATTTCACGCCCTAGGTGGTTTGGAATTAACAGATGCCTATGTGGATGAGGCTGCACAGGTATCAAAGAGAGCAATCGATATACTCCAGTCCCGCATTCGATATAAGCTAAACCAATATGACCTCAAACCAAAGATGTTGCTTACATGCAACCCTTCAAAAGGATGGTTGTACAACGAGTTTTACTCCCCGTTTAAGACGGAAAGCTTACCGCAACATCTTGCGTTCATACAATCATTGCCAAATGACAATCCGCATCTACCCGAATCGTACCTTGAAACGCTGCGCATGTTGCCTGAAGTGGACAGAAGACGCTTATTGGATGGAGATTGGGAGTATGATGAGTCCGTAGACAACCTTTACCAATACGATGACCTTGTGCGCTGCTTCCGGGATGAAGAAGCAAAAGGTGAAAAGTATATCAGTGCGGATATTGCACGCCTTGGAAAAGACCGTAGTGTCATTTGCGTGTGGCATGGATTGCATCTAATCGAAATACATGAACTACGCAAGCAACCAATCACTACTGTTGTATCTACCATACGCCAACTATGCGACAGGCATAGCATCAAACTATCCAACGTGATCTGTGATGAAGATGGTGTCGGAGGGGGTGCGGTTGATACGCTCCGTTGTAGAGGATTCCTTAATGGTGGGCGTGCTAAGCAGGCAGATAAATTCACCAACCAAAAGGCTGAGTGTTATTTCAAGCTTGCAGAATTGATTGAGCAGAACAAAGTAATCTTCAAAGTTAATCAGTTCCGGGATGTGATAGTGCAGGAACTGGATATGATACGCAGGCGGCAACCGGAAGCCGATGGAAAGTTAGCCGTAATCAGTAAAGAAGAAATAGCACGCATGCATGGCAAGAGTCCTGACTATGCTGATGCCATAATGATGCGTATGTACTTTGAACTATTCCCCAATTACGGCAGCTATTCGTGGGCGTAGTTTACCCGTTAGGGTATAAACAAGGGTAATTTTAATAAATTATACCCTTGTAGGTATAGTTGAGGTGGTTACAATCTGTAACCGATTGAAGCTAACACATTGATTCTCAATAACACGTTTGTTAAAATTTGTTAAAATTGCATCTCGCCTATTGCGTGGTGTAAAAAGTTACCTATCTTTGACCCATCAAACAACAACAAAAACACAAAGCAATGACAAACACAATTCAACCCGGCACAACAATCACTGCAACTTTCATTGGTGATTCTAATTTGAAAATGACGGCTCAAGTTTTATCACGTAAAGGTGATTTTGTAACTTGCCTATGCAATAAAGAGATTATCCGCAAAAAAGTAAAAGTAGGATTTGACGGAAGCGAGTACGTTATGTTGCTCGGTAGCTATTCAATGGCTCCAATGTTTTACTAAAAATAAACAGGGGCGCGGCTGTAACGCGCAATATTTAAACATTAAAAACAACACACATGAAAACAACATCGACTATCCTTCGCTACGTTGTAGCCATTATCGTAATCTTCGCAATCCTTTCTTACTGCCAAGAACTCAACGATTGCCTTGCTAAGTATTAATCTATAATCAATAATAACATGAACTTTCACAAAGACAATCTAGAAGCATTGCAGAAGTTTCAGCAGATGCTCAATGCAGAGCCTGATGAACTGGGTATTGAATCAACACCCGATAAGAAAGCACGCACGCTAGTCATTAGCCACGTAGAAACTACACTTGATGAATTATTCTTTGGACATTGGCGTACTGAGAATTTCAAGTGGGCGGTATTAGCTAATGAAGTGCAGGCATCAATGGATTTAGTGGTGATACATCCCATCAGCGGATATGAATTAAGGCGTACAGGGGCGGCATCTGTCATCATTATGGTGGACAAAGTACCCGATAATGTAACAGGCAGCGACCGCAATAGATGGGCATTAAACCCAT